CTGCTCACTAAAGAGTACAGCCAACAGGCTATTGATCTAGAGCACAGCGTTGCTTGGCTCATGGCTAAGCAGGAGCGTAATGGTTTCTGCTTTGATGAGAAGGCAGCAGCCGAGCTCTACTCCAAGTTAATCCTCCGGAAGACTGAGTTGCAATCCCAGTGTGAAGAACTGTTCCCCCCGTGGGAGATCAGGGTAAAAGACTTCATACCCAAGGTTAACAACAAAGCCAAGGGGTACACCAAGGGTGAACCAGTACAGAAGTTTAAGACTGTCGTGTTCAACCCATCCTCTAGAGATCACATAGCTAACCGCTTACAGAAACTCTATGGCTGGGAGCCCACTGTTTTAACTGAGGGTGGTAAGCCCAAGGTAGATGAAGCAGTCCTCGCTAAGCTGGACTACCCACCATGCAAGTTACTCAGTGAGTACCTCATGGTTCAGAAGAGGATCTCTCAGTTAGCTGAGGGTGATCAAGCTTGGTTACAACTTGTTAAGGATGGAAAGATACATGGAAGCATTAATACTAATGGTGCTGTTACTGGTCGTGCTACCCATAGCCGTCCTAATATTAGTCAGGTTCCTAGCTCTAACAGTCCTTACGGTCACGATTGTCGTGCTCTGTTTACCGTTCCTGCTGGTTGGAGTTTGGTTGGGGCAGATGCTTCGGGTTTAGAACTGCGTTGTCTGTCTCACTACATGGCTAAGTATGACGGTGGTGAGTATGGTCGTGCTCTCTTAGAGGGTGACATCCATACCAAGAACCAAGAGGCTGCCGGACTAGAGACACGAGCTCAGGCAAAGACATTTATATACGCATTCCTATACGGAGCAGGTGATGAAAAGATTGGTTCCATATGTGGTGGCAGCAAGGTTCAGGGTGAAAGACTCCGAACAAGATTTCTACGAAACCTGCCAGCCCTCGCAAGACTTACAGACGGAGTTAAGGAAGCTGCAGGAAAGGGCTATCTCGTTGGGTTGGACGGAAGATGGATACATGTACGGAGTCCACACGCTGCATTAAACACACTACTCCAAGGAGCTGGTGCTGTCATATGTAAGCAGTGGTTGGTGATGCTTGAAGCACACCTCCAAGCCCAAGGTCTTAAGCATGGGTGGGATGGTGACTATGCCTTCTGCGCTTGGTCTCATGACGAAGTACAGATAGCTTGTCGTGATGCTGAAGTAGCAACGATGGTTGCCGAACTAGCAACTAAGTGTGTGACCTTAGCTGGTGAACACTTTAACTTCCGCTGCCCCACTGCGGGTGAAGCAAAGATCGGAACCAACTGGAGCGAAACACATTGAACGATCACCTATATGAAGTAGTACATGAAGCATACCTAAATCAATTCACAGTGCAATCTAACTATGCCCGAGAACATTCTCAAGAGGTAGCCTCGGCTGCATCCCTTGGATTGATCTCTACCCTTGAAGCCCCCATGGTATTTGGTAGGCAGTGGCGGATAACAGGTGTGGGGTTGCAGTTCATTCGTAATGGCGGACACCTATGAAATACAAACAAGCAAGACCTAAGAGCCTCCGGGTGATGGGCAGGGACTACGAGGTTAACTTTGAGAAAGAGTTAGTACTCAAGAGTCCCTCAGCAGGGCAGTGTGATAACCAGAAGATGATCATCACCATCCTTGAAGAACAACATCCATCGGAAGAATTAGATACCGTGGTTCACGAACTGATGCATGCCATCTGGCATCACATGAGTATGAGTGAGCACCCACCGGAAGAAGAAGTATTAGTACGCAAGATGGCTGGTGGATTAACTCAGGTGATCTTAGATAACCAACAGTTCAGCCGGTACATCAGCGCAATCTATGACGAACAAATTAAAAGGAACTTTAAATGATTAGCAAACACGACATTGAAGACATGCTGCCAGCTATGGCACAACGCTTAGTAAAAGAATCATCCGGTGCTGAAGTTCCTGAGAAGGCATTGCCTAGCTTAGTTCGCTTCATGCAAGAGGTAGCCCGTGAGTGTGCTGACATTGTCCATGCTGGTGGCTCTATTGCTGCAGCGGATCGCATTGTCACAGCATTCAAGCTAGATGCTGCCCCCTGCTTCTTACTCAAGAAGACCCCCAAGGGTGGTAAGGGTGGAGCACAAGTGGAGATGAACTATGCAAGCACTCATTGATGCTGACATCCTAGCCTACCAAGCTGCCTCTACTAGTGAGAAGGCAGTGAAGTGGGACGATGATCTCTGGACACTACATGCCTATGAATCAGAAGCACAAGAGCACTTCCACGATATGGTTCTCAACATCACAGCTAAAGCCAACTGTGAGCAATCAATCCTAGTCTGGACTGATACAGAGAACTGGCGGAAGACAGTACTACCAACTTACAAAAGCAATCGTGTAGGTGTACGAAAGCCATTAGTACTCTCACCCCTACGCAAGTGGGCTCAGGAAAACTATGAATCAAGAATCATCCCAACCCTAGAGGGTGACGATGTGCTTGGTCTCATGGCTACAGATCCTGATATTGAGAGCAAGGTAGTCATTTGTTCTTTAGATAAAGACCTAAAGACCATACCCGGCAATCACTATAACTTTGGTAAAGATGAACATTTCACAGTCACTACCCACCAAGCCAATATGTACCACATGTATCAAACGCTCATTGGGGATGCTACCGATGGTTACAAAGGTTGCCCCGGTGTGGGTCCAGTGGCAGCACAAAAGATCATCGATTCCGTTAACGAACAAGCCACCCCATGGGCTAGTGAATCTACATTCGTAGCACTACTCTGGGAGGCTGTTGTTAAAGCCTACAAGAAAGCAGGACTAGGGGAAGAGGAAGCACTGTGTCAAGCACAGGTAGCTCGCATCCTCCGACATGGTGAGTATGGATTCAAATCACAACAGGTAAACCTATGGACACCACCCACCATTCTTCAAGCAGCGTAACAGCTAGAGATACCCAAGTAGGTGGCACACATTATCAAAACAAGATCCAGCCCTTCGACATCATTGATGCGTGGGAGCTGGACTTCTATGAGGGTAATGTTCTCAAGTACCTACTGAGATACAGATACAAAAATGGATCGCAAGATCTAAAGAAAGCCCAGCACTACCTACAGAAGGTATTAGAGAACTGGGAATTAAAACAACTTCCACCCCCCTAACCGGGGGTTTTTTTTTATTGAGAATTCATGCAACCATCATTACGAGCACAGCTAATTACAAGACGTACATATAACAGACCTACAGATGACTCCGGAAAGAATTTTGAATCATGGGATGACACAGTCACCCGAGTTATAGGACACCAGCTCTGGTTATGGGAGCGAGCCCAAGGCAGCTACTTAACCTATGAGCAACAAGATGAGCTGCAGGAACTCAAACAGTTAATGCTAGATCGTAAGGTGCTCACCTCAGGTAGAACCCTGTGGCTCGGTGGTACTAACGTAGCCAAGACAAGAGAAGCCTCCCAGTTCAACTGCAGCTTCACCCATGTAGAAACTATTCAGGACACAGTAGATGTTCTCTGGTTGTTACTACAGGGTTGTGGTGTTGGCTTCCGTCCCATCGTGGGACAACTTACTGGGTTCCAAGAGCCCATCAAAGATATACAAATCATTCGTAGCACCCGCACTGAGAAGGGTGGAGACGAACTAAACAAGGAAACATTTGAGAATGGTGTATGGACAATTAGAGTCGGAGACTCAGCGGAAGCATGGGCTAAATCAATTGGTAAACTTTTGGCTCACCCTTATCGTGCATCCAAGCTTGTTCTTGACTTTAGTCAGATCCGCCCTGCAGGGGAAAGGTTAAAAGGTTATGGATGGATTTCCTCAGGGGATGACTCAATCGCTAAATCGTATTTGGCTATTGCTGAGATTCTTAATAAACGTAGTAGTAGTTTGCTTACTCGTATTGACATCCTTGATATTGTTAATTGGCTTGGCACTGTCCTTAGCAGCCGTAGAAGTGCTGAGATTGCTCTTTTCAATTATGGTGAAGACGAATGGGAAGAGTTCGCCGTTGCTAAAAAAGACTTCTGGATCAACAACATGCAGCGGTCTCAAAGTAATAACAGTCTTCTCTTCAAGACTAAGCCGACCCGACCCCAATTAAAAGAGATCTTCGACTTGATGGTTGAGTCGGGAGGATCTGAGCCGGGTTTCATTAACGGACAGACAGCTACCCATAGAGCCCCTTGGTTCAAAGGGTGTAACCCATGTGCAGAAATTCTGCTAGGTAACAAGAGCTTCTGTAACCTAACGGAGGTAGATGTTGGAAAATTTAAAGGGGACTCTTCAGGACTTCGTAGAGCAATTCACCTTGCAGCAAGGGCTAACTACAGGCAGACCTGTGTTAATTTATCTGACGGCATCTTGCAAGAAGGATGGCATCTCAACAACTCGTTTCTCAGACTCTGTGGAGTGGGGCTTACGGGCATCGTCAGGAGACCTGACCTTCGAGACTACGACTACATTGAACTCAATCGTACAGCTACATCAGGAGCTTACGGGATGGCTGACGAGCTTGGGTTACCACGACCTAAGAATGTTACCACCGTCAAGCCTTCCGGCACTTTGTCAAAAATTATGGACACCACAGAAGGAGTCCATAAGCCTCTTGGTAAGTATGTGTTTAACAACGTCAACTTCTCCAAGCATGACCCATTAGTACCCCTGTGTAGATCAGCGGGATACAAGGTGATTGATAACCCTATGGATCCTGAAGCTGTGCTGGTTACCTTCCCAGTTAAATGGGATGACGTTCCCTTCACGAAGTACGAGCACCCATCTGGGGTTACCCTAGAGGTAAATCTAGAGTCAGCCATTAGTCAGCTTGAGCGTTACAAGATGCTCATGAAGACTTGGTGTCAGCAGAATGTGTCTGCCACTATCAGCTACTCAGTAGATGAGGTGGAGGGTATCGTTGACTGGCTGCTGGATAACTGGGACAACTATGTAGGTGTGTCATTCCTATTCCGAGCTGATCCTACAAAGACAGCCAAGGACTTGGGATACCTCTACCTACCTCAGGAAGTGGTAACCAAAGAGGCATACGAGGCATACTCCGCAACCCTTCAGCCCATTGAGATTGATCAAGGTAACTCCTTTGATGAGCTTCAGGCGGATGAATGTGCAGGTGGAGCTTGCCCAATCAAATAGTTACCCCTGACCTATGGAGGCTAAGTATATGAAGTACAAGGCATTTCCACCAATTCCCCGGGAGTTTTTACTGGCTCTGGAAGAATCCTTTCCGGACCAGTGTCCCCCTAAGGGAACCCCAGTGGATGAAATTTATTACAAGCAGGGACAGGTGAGCGTGATTGCTTTCCTCCGAGCCCAATACAAGAAACAAAACCTAAACATTTTGGAGAATTAAATATGTGCGGAGGCAAGAACAATAGTCCACCCCCACCACCACCAGCCCCACCACCAGCACCCCCAGCACCAGCCGTTCCTATGGCTCCCGCTGAGGACAGCCCAACTTCGGATGCTGCCAAGCTGAAGAAGCAGAAGGGTCGCTCAAGTCTTCGTATTGACAAGACTTCCAGCAGCGATACCTCCGGTGGTAGCACAGGTGGCTTAAATATACCTAGCTAAGGAATTCAATGGAAGACAAGAAGAATGAAGTACATAACTCTGCTGCTTCCCTGTACTCAAAGTTGGAATCTAGACGTAGTCCGTTTTTAATGCGGGCAAGGGATTGTGCTAAATACACTCTCCCTACCTTAATTAAACCGACTCAAACTGATGATGGCGGTGCGATCAACTATCCCACCCCATGGCAGGGTATGGGTGCTCGAGGGGTAAACAACCTCTCGTCTAAGCTTTTGCTTGCACTCTTCCCGCCCAACTCCCCATTCTTCAAACTTCAGATTGATGACTTCACTCTCGAGCAGCTAACGCAGCAAGAGGGTATGAGAGCTCAGGTTGAAGAAGGTCTAGCCAAGATTGAACGAGCAGTTCAATATGAGATCGAAGCTGGGGCAATTCGAGTAGGAGTATTTGAGGGTGTTAAACACTTAGTGACTACAGGTAACTGCCTGTTATACCTACCAGACTCTGGTGGTATCCGGGTGTTCCACCTAGATCGCTATGTTGTCCAGCGTGATGTCTATGGCAATGTCCTAGATATCGTGGTTGAGGAGATGGTATCCCCAGCTACATTAGATGCAGAGACACAGGCATTCCTCGGTTACAACACCGATGCGGATAAAGATAAAACAGATAAAGAGTTAGATCAAGATCGTAATAATCTAGATCGTAACAAGACTGTAAAGATTTACACACACGTTTACCTTGAGGGTAACAAGTGGGAAGTCTATCAAGAGTCTAAGGGCAAACAAATCCCCGGCTCCTTTGGTACTTACCCAAAAGATAAGACACCGTGGATTCCAGTTCGCTTCACAAGAGTGGATGGAGAAGACTATGGTCGGGGCTATGTTGAGGAATACCTAGGTGACATCAAGTCACTTGACGGTTTATCCCAAGCAATTGTCGAAGGTTCTGCAATCGCAGCTAAGACAGTGTTCCTCGTGAACCCCAATGGAACCACCAGCCCCCGTGATTTAAAAGAATCTGAGAATGGTGACATCATTGAGGGATTAGAGACGGATGTATCCGTACTCGGTTTAGATAAATATAATGACTATAGGGTTGCCCTAGAAACCATTAACTCCATTAATGAACGATTGTCCTATGCGTTCTTGCTTAACTCTGCTATTCAACGCAGCGGTGAGCGAGTAACAGCAGAAGAGATTCGCTACATGGCTAATGAGCTGGAGGCTGCCTTAGGCGGTATTTATTCAATACTGTCTCAAGAGTTACAGCTCCCTATTGTGAACCGTTTAATGTTCTCAATGGAGAGACAGAAGAAGCTTCCAGTGTTACCCAAAGGTACAGTAAATCCTGTTATCGTTACGGGTATGGAAGCACTTGGTCGTGGTAATGATCTGAATAAACTTCAGCAATTCCTACAGACCATTAGTTCTACCTTAGGACCTGAAGCGATGATGACTTACATTAACCCTAGTGATGCTATTACCCGTGTTGGTACAGCTCTCGGTATTGATACCAAAGGATTAGTCAAGTCTCAAGAGCAGATTCAACAGGAACAACAAGCTGCAGCACAAGCACAGCAACAGCAAATGATGATGGAGCAGGGCTTAGCCCCAGCTATCAATCAAGTTGGTAATGCTGTAACACAAGGAATGGCAGATGGCTCGAAAGAAGCTCTCGCAGCCCGGTCCAACGCTGAGTGAACCAATAGATAAGTTAGTGACGGAAGAGGAGTTAAACGCTCCTCCTCCTTCCAACCAAATCATTGAGTACATTGGTGAAGGAGCTGAGGCTATTAAATTCACACCACAACCTAAGGCTAAGATCATTCGGGTCTATGCCAAGGGGAACGTGGTTTATGTTTACTAAAGGAAGTGCATGGTAGATACCATCGTAGTACAAACACCCGAAACTAGTATGGATGCTCCAGCCGATCACAATCAGAAAATGATTGCTAAGGCAGATGGAATCAATTCACCGGATTCTGGCGATAATCTTCAACAACCTGAAGACCGACCAGCATGGCTGCCGGAAAAGTTTAAATCCCCTGAAGACATGGCAAAAGCATATGCCTCGTTGGAAAGCAAATTAGGTTCACAATCGAACCAACCACAGGCTGCACCAGCAGCGGATCAAGCTACTACCCAACAAGCAGATGCTGCCTTGTCCCAACAGGGATTAGATATGAGCTCATTCACAAATGAGTTCGATACAACAGGCGAACTATCAGAAGCCTCCTATGCAAAATTAGCAAGTGCAGGATTTGATAAGAACATTGTAGATAACTACATTGAAGGACAACGGGCTCGTGCAAGTATGTACGAGGTATCCCTAAAGGATTCCGTTGGTGGTAATCAGGCTTATGGTGATATGGTGGAATGGGCGAAAGCCACAATGACACCTGCAGAGATTGATGCATTCAATATGTCAGTCTCTTCAGCTAATCCTGAGGCAGCAAAGTTAGCTGTGGCTGGACTTAAGTCTCGCTATGAATCAGCTAATGGTCGTGAACCAAGATTACTACAGGGGAACTCCAGTGGTGGTCAGGGTGATGCATTCCAATCCCGAGCAGAGATGACTACTGCTATGAAGGATCCACGATACAAAGCTGATCCAGCGTATCGTCAAAGCGTAATTAACCGTTTATCAAGATCTAACGTCTTGTAAGCGGGAGCCTCTTGGGAAGCCCGAGAGTGCCTTTAGGTTTTACCTGTACCTTTAGTTGATCACTAAAAAACAGGTAACTACACTCAGGTCCTCTAAACGTAAGACCAGCCTTCCTCCCTTGGGCTGAAATGCGGGTTCAATTCCTGCCCTGAGTTCCACCACACTTCTACTCTTAGAGGTGGTGCAAGTCTTATCCTGAATCACACCCTTTACCCGACTGCGGTTGGACAATTCTGAGGTTCAGTGTTTTGGAGAAATAAGAGGAGCTTAGTTTTTTCCTTTTTAACTCTATATGAAAGCCCACACAAAATGGCAAACGCAACTCCGTCCCGCTTGGGACAAATTAATAGTGCTGGTGATGTTGATGCACTCTTCCTTAAAGTATTCGCTGGTGAAGTATTAACAGCCTTTGAAGAAACAAACGTAACTGCTGATAAGCACATGGTTCGCTCCATCAGCAATGGTAAGTCCGCCCAGTTCCCTATCACAGGTAAGATTGGTGCTGAGTACCATGTACCCGGTGCTGAAATCACCGGCGGTAAAGTACCAGCTAATGAGCGTGTAATCACTATTGATGACCTCTTGATTAGCAACGCATTCATCGCAAACATTGATGAAGCTAAGAACCACTACGATGTTCGCTCAATCTACTCGACTGAAATTGGTCGTGCATTGGCTTACACCTATGACAAACACATTCTTTCTCTCCTGATTCAGGCAGCCCGTGATGGCTCTCCTGTAACTGGTGAAGACGGTGGTGGCAATATTGTTGCTGCTGAAGGTTTGACTGATGACACAGGTGAGGCATTGATTGCTGCACTCTTCCAAGCTGCACAGACTCTGGATGAGAAGCACATTCCTTCCGAAGATCGCTATGCATTCTTGAACCCTGCTGCCTACTACTTGTTGGCACAGAACACCAAGATCATGAACACATTGTGGAATGGTGTTGGTAAGTACTCTGAAGCCAATGTAATGAAGGTGGCTGGTATTAACATTGTTAAGACCACTCATGCTCCATACGGCAAAGAAGTATTATCTACTGACTTGCCTTTGGCAGGTACTGCTGGCAAATACGCTGTTGATGCAACTACAACCTTTGGTGTAGTAGCACACAAGATGGCTGTTGGTACTGTCAAGCTGTTAGATCTCTCAATGGAATCTGAGTACGACATTCGCCGTCAAGGTACATTGATGGTAGCTAAGTATGCAATGGGTCACGGTGTTCTCCGTCCTGCTGCTTCTGTTGAATTGTCAACTGCTGCTCCAGCAAAGTAATCTAGTTTTACCCTTAAGCCACTTCCCTAACCGGAGGTGGCTTTTTTTTACATTTTTAGGAAGCCCAATGCTAACCGTAACTAACGAACTTCAAGCAATTAACATAATGCTAGGAACCATTGGCGAGTCCCCCATTAATTCCCTTGAGGAAACCTCAGGAGTTATTGATGCTGTAACTGCCCGTCAAATCTTGAATGAGAATGCAGTAGCAGTATTAACGGAAGGTTGGCAATTCAATACTGAATACGACTGGTCATTCCTCCCTAATAAAGACAGTGAGATTACAGTCCCACCTACTATCATCCAAGCCGATGCAGTAGATCGGGATGTAGATGTTGCTGTCCGGGGTACACGCTTGTATGACCTAAAGAACCATACATACAAATTTACAACTCCAGTCAAACTGGATTGCTTAGTCCTCTTCGCTTTTGAAGAGCTCCCACAAGCAGCTAAGTACTACATCACTATTCGTGCTGCTCGTGTGTTCCAGAATCGAGTAGTTGGATCAGAGCTCCTTCAGTCATTTACTGAGAAGGATGAGGTCCGAGCACGAATTGCACTCATGCGCTACGACACCCGTAATGCTGACTACAACATGTTGAATGGTAGCTACACCGTTGCTCGCACACTACAGAGGTAACCATGGGATTAATATCTTCGTCATTACCTAGTTTTATTAATGGTGTTTCTCAACAACCATATTCCCTCCGGTTGAATACCCAAGGGGAAAACCAAGAGAATGGAATCTCCACGGTATCTCAGGGGCTCAAGAAGAGACCCCCAAGTGTTTATCTGAATAAGGTTTCAACCACACCTATAGATGATGTCTACATCCACACGATTAACCGTGATGAGACAGAACGCTATGTGGTGTTTGTTGCCAATGGGGTACTCAAGGTATACACCATTGATGGTACAGAGATGACCGTAAGTATAGATACTGCATCTGCAGCCTATCTAGCAACCACCAAGGGTGAAGCAGAAAGTTTCTCCGCTGTAACCGTAGCTGACTACACATGGTTAGTTAACAAGACGATTACTGTTCTTGAGAGTTCCACACCCACACAACCATCACCACATCCATATGAGGCTCTAGTTAACGTCAAGTCCGGTAACTATGGTAAGACTTACGAGATCAAGATTGATGGTGCTGTCTCAGCTTCTTTCACCGTACCTAACGGAGATAACGCTGATCAAGCCCCACAGGTTGCAACGGACTTTATTGCTGCAAAATTAAAAGAGGGTTTAGATGCTAATGGCATCCCCAATATTACCCACGGTAATTCTATCTATATCTACAAAGATGATGTTGACTTTGACATTGAAGTAAACGATGGCTTTGGTAACAATGCCATGGTTGCTATTAAAGAGCGTACACAGAAGTTTGCTGACTTGCCTACCAACCCGAAGGTTGATGGGGTGATCATTGAGATCATTGGTGAGGCTTCCTCAACCTTTGATAACTACTATGTGCGATTCACTTGTGATGAGGCTGGCTCTTCTGGTGTTTGGAAAGAGTGTGCTAAGCCGGGCATTAGTAGTGGTGTAGATCCATCCACAATGCCACACACCCTGATCCGTCAGGCTGATGGAACATTCATATTTAAACCTGCAGAGTGGAAGCCCCGCAAGGTGGGTGATGATAATTCCAATATGCAGCCATCTTTCGTTACCCGTAAGATCAACGAGATGTTCTTCTATCAGAACCGCTTAGGCATTCTCTCAGATGAGAACGTAGTTATGTCGGAGTCTGGAACCTACTTCAACTGGTATCGTACAACTGTTACTGCCCTAGTAGACTCAGATGTAATCGATGTGACCGCAGCGCATACCAAGGTATCCATCCTGAACTATGCCGTACCGTATAACAGATCGCTGCTATTGTTCTCAGAACAAACCCAGTTCATTGTTCCTTCGGATACTGTTCTTTCTCCCACAACAAT